CTAAACTGCAAAAAACCTGTGCTAATTTGTGGGCGGCACAGCATCCCTTTTTTGTGATAGTTTACTTTTGGTGTTGAAGCCAACGCAACTGATAATGCTCAAAACTCAAGGCTGGATACTCTAAGCCGATTTCTAAGCAGTGATTGCGCAATTTGACTTCTTCAATCTCAAACCTTTGCCTCCCATAGTGGAAAAACTCCTGCATGGCCATCTCAATATTTTGCGAATATTGTTGGTCATCGGTTAATTCTGACTCGGGGCTAGGCTTGCGATACCAGTTCAACATAGAATAAATAGAGTCCTCGTCTAAAGGAGCCTTCAGATTTCCCCCTTCCTGCTTAAATTTACGTGCTAGAAAGGAAATTTCTTCTGGTTCCAAAAACGGTTTATCTATAAGACCCTTAGTAGGGGTAGTATACTCCATGCCGAATAACTCAAAAATATAAGCTTTGAGTGACACCATATTAAAGTGTTTAGCAAATCTATCATTTAAAATTTTCCAGACGTTATCATCTCCGTAGACAATCAGCGTCATCAGCTCTGAACGAAACTTTTCTTCCAAGCCCTGACAATCTTCCTTATTGTTTGCGATAATCAATCGCGTTGTAAAATTGAAGATTATAATATCAGCGCAAGAATTAATAAATCCCGTAAGCCAATTACCTGATGAATTAAAATAATCCATCCAGAAAACTTTATCAAGAACAACAAGCATTGGGGCCAAAGACGACAAGCAAGCGAACATAACGGAATCATAATAGATTGTCCCAACGGGCATACCTATTTTCCATACGCACAACTTGCCTATTATCCAACCCATCCAATAATTAATCGAAGTATCATAATTGCCAAAATCACCTGCACCGAGAAAACCATCTCCAGTGAAGATCTTAGCATATAACAACTTCCAATCAAATGAATGGATATCAGTTCCGATAGCGATAACGGACGTAGCTCGCTTATCTTTCATCTCCATAACAAGAGCACCCATAACCATAACAGTCCATATCAGGTGAGAGAGCGATCCGACGCAAAAAAGCCTAGTTTTACCAGCTTTCACACGCTCAAGATCTCTAGTCTCATCTTTCAAACAACCTGCTACTACATTTTTAGGTACTTCACCTCTCGCTACCGCATCGATGATCTTTTGGACCAACATGCG